GTTTTTGACCCGCCCGGTCTGTTTAAGCTCTTATTATTCGTCTTCCCGCCATAAAGCCTCGGTCGTCACCGTCGAGGTCTGCGTCGACCCGTTTCCACCGTGATAAACAACCTTATAGTATTGAAATTTAGATGGCGTAAATGACCAGGTATGTATTTGCGGGGTACTTACATTTGTCACAGCGAGGCTATCGTTTAATGTTGTGGCAACCGTTCCGGTGCTTGTAAGCCCGACGGGGATCACATCCCATTTAACACTGTCAACCGACGCGTATATTTTCACCGAGCCCAACGTTGGGTTTCCTGTCAGTTTGGTTACCGCCGTTTGAAAAGTGATCATTTTTTGAGACCCCTGAATCTTGATCACTTCTGTGACAGATGCGGAATTAGCAACGGTATCCAAACCGGCGGCATGGATGGTTAAATCCGAATGCAGCGGCTTTAGGTTGGGCTGTGCCTTAACAGCCGTAAAGGCTAAAAGCAGAATCGAAAAGAGGGCAAATAATTTTTTCATGTTTCGTTTTTATTAATTAGAGATTGGTTGAGTAACTGGCGCGGCCTTTCCTTCCACATCGTCGGCAATGGCAGTCGCTGCGGCAATCACCGGAGCCGCCGCCTGGGCAATTGGACCGGCAACAGCAAGCTGCGGGGCCGGTTGAAAAAGAAGGTGCGTTAAATAGTATTCTACGGCTATTACCGCATTGCTCCAGCTCACGGTGCCCCCGCTGCGGATCATCAGCACACGGGCAGCCAGTGTATGCCATAAGGCATCCAGACTTGGCTTATCCGAAAATTTGATATTAGCCAGCAGCATATTCAGCTGAGCCGACTTGTCTGATGTTTTTAAAACACCATCGGCAAACGTAAGCCCGGCAATGATCCCTGGCAATCCGTCGATAAGTTCCTCCCTGATATCGGCAGCAATACCGCCTGGTATCAGGTTGGTAACAAAGGCTACCACCGGACTTGATAAAGTATTTTTAATATTGGTGACTATGGTTATGGCATCCTCCACATGTTCTGCGATCACCAACTCCTCATCAGGCACAGGGACAGCAGCAGGTGCAGCGCCATCAGCAGCAGGGTCACTGGTAGCGCTTCCATCAGTGCCAGGCGCAGCGGTATCAACCGGCGCAGGCACTATTCCGAAAAGACTTTGTGCAAATGTGCCAACCGTCTTTAAAAGATTTCCTAAAAAACTCATTTTCTGTACGTTTAAATTTTATTTACAAAGGCTAAACTTTTCAGCCTTCTACCTTTATGCTATTTTTCTACTTTAAAAATGTCCTGTATCTTGTTGATCCAGGTTGTTTTTTCTTTCCCGCTTATCACGGCTAAATTTTCCAAAATGCTGATGATGTTTTCCAAAGTGATCTGCACAATTAAAAACACATTCAGCCAGTCAAATACCCATGCTCCCACAGCTTTTTTGTGGGCCTCGAAATTTTGACCCATGGTATAACTTACATAGATCAGCACCAGGTAACACGAAACCTTTAACCCGAAGCGCGACAGCTTTATACTACTGATGCTTTCCTTACGGATAATAGAGGCGCTTACGCCGGTTACAAGTTCGGCCACAAAAACCACAAGCAAAGCGATCAACGAACCCTCGTCTAAGCCGAAAAGCTTATCCACGTCAACAAAACCACAACTAATGATCATCAGGATTATATTTAATTTGTACTTATGGCTCGGCATCAGGCTCTGTAAAAAATCCCCTGCGGAATGCCAGTCGTATGTTTTTAAAAGTCCTGTGGTATATTGTTTCATCTGTCTTCAGTAAGCCCTCCCGATAAAATCGGGAGGGAGGTTTACTATTGCTGAGGGTTGGTGGTTTTTAAGCTACAGGTACATAAGTGCCGCTAACAATAGCGCCGATGTACTGGTTTCTCTTTGGCGACGCCATAAAATAATGACGGTAAGCCAGGGTATTACTTTGGTTTTCAGTATCAATCACCGATGGTTTGTAATACTGACGGGTCATACCTGTCTTCTTGCCGATGTTAGGGCCGTAGAAAGACACTGATCCTGCCCACTGGCCGTCTTCTGGTACCGATTCATAAGCAAGCTTATTGGTGCCGTTATATACCGGGTTAACCAGGTACTGATACGTTTTGAACCCTGCGATTACCGGAGCAATTGTTCCGGCGTTTAGGTTATTTAGCAGGTCACCAAAACGCCTGCGATCTAACAACAGGTCATTGATGTGATCGCTGCACAACACGAGCCTGCGGTCCATCAAAGGCACCTTGTTATCATCGTATTGTTTCTTGTGCTTAACCAGGTCAAAATAGGTAAGGCAAAGGCGATCCCCGTCAAACAGGATGATCTCTTTTCCGTCAGCGTCATAATTCCCGCTGCGGCCTGTAGTTACCAGTACCGGCGTATTGGCGGTATTGGCAGCCGGGCCAATTGAATAGATAGCCTTGCTGAATTTAGAGATCAACATCCCCTGTACCATCAGGCCGGTTACGTTGTCAATTTTGGCATAGCTGGAGCCGATTGCCTGGTCATCCGAAATCGGGATTTGCTTGGTCTGGTATTTATCCAGACTCATGGTGATGGTGCCATCAGCATAATTCTGAACCGGGATAGGATAAACATTGTTATTGATCAAAATATCAATATCCATGTCGGTTGAAGGGATATGAATTTGATTGATCTCATTCATAGCGCCGCCATTGATCACGCTCAGGTCGGCATTGATCTCCTCGATCCCATCCAGCCACGGCGCAATATCGCCGGTCTTTAGTTTGTTATCGACCCTGTTTAACCAGAGTTCGGGATAATTTGCAGGCATAATTTTTAGTTTAAATTAATTTGGGGTATTAAATCTTTAATTCGTTTTTGGTGAGCCTTATTAAAACAATTTCTTGTACGCTTCCGGGTTGCCGTTTTTAAAGGCAAGCTTTTTCTCGTCGGTCAGCTTTTCAAAATCATCGGCTGTTTTCACAGAAGCATCGCCTTCGCTGTTATGCAATAAGCCGTTCAGTTTATTTGGTGCGGAAAGTTTTGCTATTTGTTTAACAGCAAGCTCAGGACGATCTATATAGAAAAGAACCCATTCTTCACGCTCGCCCTTCACGATTGTTCCGGCCAAAATTTCAGCATCAATAGCTGTCTCTGCCTGAAGTTTAACGAAATCATCATACTTCTTTTTTGCAGCGACCTCACCCGACTTCGCAGCGGTAAGATCAACCTGTAGCTTTTCAACACCGCGACTTATCTCTGATGCATTATCAGGCGCCGTTACACCTGCGGCAAGCATTGCTGACATTGCGGCTGGGGTTAAAATAATTTTTTCCATTTCGGGATTATTAGGTTTTTTAAGTTTTTCGTTTGCCGATAATTGAACAAGGGACATTTTTAACTCATCTTCCGGTATCAGGGCGCCTGTAGCTTTATCATATAAGGCAAGCGCACTTGAAAGGCTCGGGATGGCGCAGAGCGACACTTCCATTAATGTCCATTTCGCCAACTCCCAAACACCGTCGGGGGCTTTCTGCCAACTGTCATCGTCCCATGACATTGATAAGCCCATTGAACAGGCCTTTATGAAACCGCGCTCAACCTGCCCCTCAACCTCCTTAACACTATCGCGGTCGCTGTCAAAAACAGTATCTCCCTTTAACTTAAACCCCTCCTGCACCCTATTTTTCCAGCTGCCTAAATTCATGGCGGTTGTGTTCACATGGCTGTTTTGCATCACAGGATTCGCGTCAAAACGACTGAAATCTCCGCCGCTGTTTAATACCCGGAAACCATAGCTGTTGATGATAGTTTCGTCATTCCATTCAAAGGTTGGCATCCGTAATTCCTGTTGTTTATGTAATCGTTGAACCAAAGATGTAAACATCTTTAGGGGGCGTCAAATATCTGTGCAAACCTTGCACAGATATTTAATCCGGCGCCTTTTTGCTATCATTTTTGTACCACTGCGGATGTGCCGATGTGCAGATTTCGGATGTGCAGATGGTTTGCGCTTCTTAAATCCGCATATCCGCACATTTAAAATCCGCACATCCAGCATGGCATTAAAAAAGGCGCAGGAGCGCGAATACGCACGGGTACTGTTTATTGCTGAGAACCTCAGTCAAAAGGTTATCGCGGAGCGTGTGGGCGTTACTGAAAAAACCCTTGGCAACTGGATAGAGAAAGGCGACTGGAAAAAGCTGAAACGCTCCATGCTGACTACAAGGCAAAATCAACTGGTTTTACTTTACGATCAGCTGGACTGGCTAAACCTTGAAATATCTGTCCGTGACTTCAAATCTGCAACCATAAAAGAAGCCGACATTATTATCAAGCTTACCGCAGCTATCAAGAACCTCGAAATAGAAATCTCCCTTGGCGAAACCATTGAGGTGGCGAGGGGCTTTATCGGCTTTTTGGGCCAGCACGACAACGAGCTGAGTAAGAAGGTGACCACCTTCTTTGACCTGTACATTCAAACCAAAGCACGGTAATGGCAAAGCAGCTAACGGATAAACAATACCTGCAACAGTGGGAACTTTTCAGGGATAACATTGCCAGGTCATCGCCTATTGATTTGAAGGAAACCCCTTCGGAAAAGAAGAAGCGCGTAGAGCGCCTGGAGAAAAAACCCGAGGCATGGTTTAAATACTATTTCAGCGCCTTCTATACATCAGAACCGGCAGACTTCCACATCAAAGCCACCAAACGCATTTTAGCCAATCCCGAATATTACGAGGTCCGCTCCTGGAGCCGGGAACTGTCCAAGTCGGGCCGCACCATGATGGAAGTGCTGTACCTGGCGCTTACCGGGAAAAAGAAAAACATTCTGCTGATCTCCAGCACCTACGACAATGCGGAACGCCTGCTGATGCCCTACAAGGCGCTCCTTGAGTTTAACGCCCGGATCATCAACGACTACGGTGAACAAAAAAGCATTGGTGCATGGGAAAGCGGCGAGTTCACCACAAAAAAGGGCGTAGCCTTCCGGGCGCTCGGCGCTGGCCAGTCGCCCCGCGGTACCCGTAAGGATGCCATAAGGCCGGATGTTATTTTAATAGATGACATTGATACGGATGAGGAATGCCGGAATGCCGACCGTATTAAAACAAAACTGAAATGGGTAGAGGAGGCCCTGATCCCGACGCGGTCGGTATCCAACCCGCTGCTGATTATCGCCTGTGGCAACATCATTGCCAAATATTGTTGCATCACCGAAATGGGCGCAAAAGCCGATACCTGGGAAGTGATCAACATCCGCGATAAGAACGGCAACAGCACCTGGCCGCAAAAGAACAGTGAGGCACAGATTGATCGTGTTCTCGGGATGATCAGCTATAACAGCCAGCAAAAGGAATATTTCAACAACCCCATCATTGAGGGCGATGTATTTAAAGAGATCACCTATGGCAAAACGCCGCGCCCTGCCGATTGCGATTTTGTTGTGGTGTATGCCGACCCTTCTACCTCCAACAAGGAGCGGGGACGCAGTAAGGCGAGCTGTAAGTCGGTAATCATTGCAGGGCTTAAAGATTTTAAATATTACATCTTCCGGGTATGGGTTGACCAAACCGGCAACAGCATATTTGTGGACTGGCTGTTTGAAGCGGAAAGCTTTTTGGAATTGCATAAGGTTGATCCTAAAAAGATTTACATCGAAAATAACAGCCTGCAAGACCCTTTTTATACCCAGGTGATTATGCCGCTGATCTACCAGCGGGCACGGGAAAAAAACAGGCATACCATTCCGCCGGTAACGCCCGACAGCCGCAAAAAGCCGGAGAAGTACGAACGTATAGAAGGCACGCTGCAACCGATTGACCGCATGGGTAACCTCATTTTCAGCGCCGATATTAAAGGAACGCCGCACATGACCAGGATGCATGACCAGATGTTAGGCGTATCGCCGACATCATCAACCATGGACGGCCCCGATGCACTGGAGGGCGCTGTATGGATCATTAAATACCGCGCTACCAGGCGAAATACCACCTACGCCTTTGGCGCAACATCAAACCGTAAATTTTAACCATGGCATACTTAGTAAAAGCAGAATTAACCAGCGCGATCCGCGAATACCAGTTGGATGCCATCACCGACGGCGACGACACCATTATTGATATCGCGATAGAAACGGCAATAGAAGAGGTGGGCAGTATGCTCACGCCAAACAATATGAAAGTTTGGGAAGACGGGCGCTTAGCCTATGACATGGCTGCCGAGTTTGCCAATGCCGGGGCAGCCCGGAATGCTTTAATGCTCACCAATGTAAAAACGGTAACCATTTGGCACCTGATAGGGCTGTGCAATACCGGGCTTGTTTATAAAGACGCCCAGGACAGGTACGACCGTGCAATCGCCTACATCCGGGGACTGGCCAACGGCACCAACAACAGCGCCACGCTGCCGAAGGTAGCTGCTGATCCACCGCCCGACCAAATGCCCTACCAGTCAGACAGCCGCCCCAAATTTCACCACGAATAACAATTTATACCATGGGATTAAAAGAAAGTTTTAAAAGCCTTTTCAGCAGCAAACAGGTTAACCTGTCAAACAGCGACTTTGGCGACCGTCACCTCGAAACAGAAGCCGGAGCGACCGATAACAGCATCGCCCAAACCAACGGCAAAAACAAATACCTGCCCTACGAGCTGAAGGCTGTGTACAGAACGCGCAAAGATATTGCCGACTGGAATGCGTCGCTTTCGATGGCGCAAGCGCTGTACCCCATCAACTATCCTTTGCAGAAGCTGTATGATGAGATACTGATCGACGCGCTGCTGACCTCCCAGGTGGAAAACCGAATCAACCAAACGCTGAGCAGTATCTTTAACTTAAAGCTGGCCGACGGCTCTATTGATGAAGCCGAAAGTTTGAAATGGCGCAATAGCCCATTATACAAGCTGTTTATAAAAGCCATCTTCGACAAAAAGTTTCGTGGCAACCGGGTGATTGAATTGAAGATGGATAAGGGTATCGACGGCGAACCCATGCTAACCGGCGACTTTATCCCCTGCACCAACGTAGTGCAGCAAACAGGCCTTTTTTATCCGGACTATTATAACACCGGCGAATACATCAAATACCGGGAGCTGCCCGAGTTTGGCACCTGGATACTGGAGTTTGATAATAAGGATTTCGGCCTGCTGAACAAGGCTGTGCCGCATGTGCTTTTTCAGCGTTTTGCCCAAAGCTGCTGGAGTGAGCTTTGCGAGATTTACGGCACGCCTCCGCGTGTAATGAAGACCAATACACAGGACCCCGTCATGCTGCAACGCGCCACCAAAATGATGAAAGACATGGGCAATGCCGCCTGGTTCATTATTGATGACAACGAAAGCTTTGAATGGGCAAAGGGGATGACGACCAACGGGGATGTGTACAGCGGCCTGATGAACATGTGCCGCGATCATATCTGCCTGCTTATCTCCGGCGCCATCATCGGGCAGGATACCAGGAACGGCGGCAGGAGCAAAGACCAGGCAGCGCAGGAGATGCTCTGGCTGTTAGTGCAGAGTGATCAGTCGGATATTGAGATTGATTTTAATACCATTATTCTGCCTGTCTTAAAAAAGCATGGCGTTATTGCAGCCAATATAGCCAGCGGGGCTTTTGAACCATCCGAAGACATTCCGCACCTGTGGGATATGACCATAGGCGCTTTGCAGTTTTATAATGTCGATCCGGAATGGGTAAAAACCAAGTTTGGCATTGAGATCACCGGCGAAAGGGCGCAACCGCAGAAAGCCAACGGTGGCGAACCCACAACGGCAGAAAATTTAAGCTTTAAAATCCGAAAGGGTTTTTTCGCTTAAGCCCCTCAGCTGATCCCTTCAGCTACCGGGATCAGCTGAGCGGGCTTGGCGGCCTTCCGTTTAAGGAACTGAAATTATCGCTGGATGAATTGTATTACGGTTGTTGCACGCACCATGCTAAAGGCGACGCAACTATACTGCTTTCCAATGGCGGCGGCAATTATCTTTCGGCACTCATAAGTCATATATTCAACAGCGGCGAGATCCCGGATATTGATCCGGAACTTTTACGGGCCTATGGCAGTAAACTGGACAGCGCAGTAACCACCGGCTATGGCGCTGCTCCTGCTGACCTGGAGTGGAATACCCCGGACTATGAAATGCTGACCAAACTTCAAAATGATGTTTGGCAGTTCAGCGCTGCCAAAACAAATACGCAGCTTCGGGATATGGGTAAAGCCCTTATTGGCCCCGATGGCAAAGTGCGGAGCTTTAAAGATTTTAAGATTGCGGCACAGGAGATTGTAGGCGAACAGTTGAACTGGCTGCAAACCGAATATGATACCGCCGTGGCGGGTGCGCAGATGGCCGCTAAATGGGTAACCATTCAGGCAAACAAAGAAATACTGCCGCTGCTTGAGTTCGATGCTGTAATTGACGACCGTACTTCGACTATTTGCAGACCCCTGAATAAAGTAATCCGCCCCGTTGATGATCCGTTTTGGAATATGTATTACCCGCCAAACCACTTCAATTGCCGGAGTACCGTCCGGCAATTGCGCAGCGGTGAGATCACGCCGGTTAAAGACATCCAGTATCCCGAAAAGGTTCCGGATATGTTTAAGGTGAATTTGGGCAAGGAGCATTTGATATTCCCGCCAGGCAGCGCTTATTATAAAGATACGCCGACATACGTCACCAACAACGCTACGCTCTATATGCCCGAATCGGAGCAATACATCACCAAATACAAAGCTGCTGACGGGACCACTGTAGCGGTTAACCGTAAAACTGACATAGCCGGTGGACAGGATTTAAACGACCTGTTGAAGGTTGGGACGATACTGGCCGATAAGGGGATCAGTGTCCAGATACTACCGGAGATACATGCCTCCGAAACCGAATTAAGGGCAGAGCTGCTGCCGGGGGTTAAGGGAGATAAAAACCCGGATATGAAGGTAGATGGTAATTATGCCGAAGTAAAAACGGCAACTGATCCCGCAAGTTATACCCGGCTTCAAAAGCTGATCGCAAATGCCGAAAAGCAGGCCGACAGGGTAATAATTCTGTTAGAGGAGAAGTATTCGGAGGATGTTTTAAAAGCTGCCGCGAATGATCGGTTTAAAGCTTTCCCCGGATTGCTTGAAATTGGCTTTGTAACTGCCGACCGGGAATATATAGAGTTTACAAATGACCAGGGGCACACCGACTAATCGGCGCGCCCCTGGTGTGCATGAGTACACGTCCCACAC